TAACCGGGGCAGTGGGAACCAGCGAAACGAGTGCAGGTACGCTATGCGCAGTCCCCATAACAGCGGGTTCGGGGTTCGAGTCCCTGATGGCGCACCGATTCACGTCGGGCGATGTGATTTTGCTATCACTGGCCCGGCGTGTTCGTGCATCTACGTGCGGTTTGGTCACCCCCGCATCGTAACGGCCCGGTCGCGATTTCGCGGGCCCGTCTCTGCCCCCTTGTCCCTATCGAGACATGGGGCTTTCTCGTGAGCGGGCACGCCACGCCCGCCGAATTGCTGGATGCGGTCTATTACGCGTCCACGGTGATCACGCTCGGCCCGGACCCGGACAACCCCGGACGTGTCGTAATTCACACCTTCCAATCCGACGACAGCCCGGCCGCGCTGCCGCCCGCCGTCGCGGTGGCGAAGCTGCGCCAGCTGGCCGACGCGCTGGAACGAGGCGCGGCATGATCCCCTTCCGCGCCCACCTGGCCGCCGTCCTGGTGACCGTCTGCGCCGTCTGGGCGCTCGGCTGGCTGGGTCTGGTGGTGATGCCGTCGTGACCGGCCCGAGCGAACGCGCGCAGTACTACGACCCTCGCGACCCGGCCGACCGCCAGGCAGTCGTTCACGAGGTGGCGCGCGCGATGGATTACGCCTCGGTACTCGTGTTCGTCGGCCGCCATCCCGACCTCCCGGCCGCCGTGGAATCACGCGCCGTCACCATCGACCCGACGTTGTGCCTGTCGGTCGCTGCGACCTCGTTGCGTCGCCTGGCCGACCAGCTGGACGCCGCGCACGGCCCTGCCGACTGCGGGTGCACGCCATGAGGCCGCCGAGCCGTACCACGCCGCTGCCGCGCTGCCCTGGGTGCCAGCGCCCATTCCACCCCCGTGCCCGCGTTCCGCGATTGCCTTCGGGGGAGGTCTGGCGTTGCGCCGAGTGCCGCAACGGCGGAGCGGACGCACACCTGGCCCTGGCATCCCGTCCCGACGGGTGGGCCGCCACCACGAGGTGGGGTGATGCCGTAGCCGAGTAGCCGCTGCACGGCGCTTTCCGGCAAGTCCGCCGTTAACCGACTGCCCCCGGTATGTGCCCACTCGACTAATCCCGTACGAACCGGCGTGCGGCCCACCGAAACCGACTGATCATCGGCGACGGTGGGACATACCGAAAGCCTTGTGTCCCAACGGACATGGGGCTAGAGGCGTTGGGGTAGCAGACGGTGGGCGGCAAAACTGGGAGGCGAGCGCTGGGAGGCTACCCAGCAAGGCCAAATCTCTACCCGTGGCATGAATATCTATGCACCACAACGGAAGTGAGCAAATTCATGGTTACCGAGAACCGGCCGAACATGGACACTGAACCGACACGTGTTCCAGACCTCAACGGACCCCAGAACAACGCCGCCCGGCGCGGACGCCTGCCGCTGTCCGAGCGAATCGGCGAAGCGGCTCACGTCATCGTCGGCCGCCTGGGTGAGCGGCCCGGCCCGCCACCCAAGCACGTGGGTCCGCCGCCCGTGGCCGCCGAGCCACCCGGCCTCGCGCCGGTGCCCGCCTCGGAGGCCCGGCCGTGAGCTGGTCGGGCCGTCGTGCGCAGGCGCTTCGCGCGGCCACGCTGGCCACCTACGGCACCCTCTGCCACCTGTGCGGGCGGCCGGGCGCGAACACCGCCGATCACCTCATCCCCCACAGCCAAGGCGGGCCCGACTCGCTGGAGAACCTTCGCCCGGCGCACAAGTCGTGCAACTCCGCACGCGGTGACATGCCGCTGGCCCAGTGGCGCGCCTCCCGTCGATACCAGGCCGCGACCGTGGCCCCGTCCCGAGAGTGGTAGTGCCATGGCCGAACTCGACACCGAGACCTACTGCCGGGGCTGCGGTGCGCCGCTGGCGTGGCGCTACCTGCGTGCCACGGGTATGCCGCTGAGCTTGGACGTGGAGCCCTGCAAGGACGGCACGGTGGAGGTGATCACCTTCCATGACGCGCGCGTGCTCAACGGCGCTGAGCTGCTGTTCGCACGGGCCGACGACGGACGCACCCTCCACGCGCTGCACCAGTGCCCCGACGTGTGGCCCGCCGATGCTGGCCGCGTCGCCCTGGCCCGACTCGCGGACTAATGCAGCGATGTCCGTCATTGCCTCACCAACTCGCTCCGCCGCCCGAGGTTCTTTGACCACCCGCCCGGCGGACACCAAAGCGCCGGACCTCTCTTTCTCCCGAGAGGCCCACCCCCTGGGGGTAGGTACCCGTACCCCCGAGGGGTAGCCAACCACGCTAGTGGACCGAAGTTCAAGGAGACCCGATTATGCCGCGACGACACAGCAAATCCCCTGATCAGGGACAGGATTCGATGTTTCCTGACCTGCCTTCCACCGATGCCGTCGTGCGCACCGAGCACGGGCGGCACTCCAAGGCGGTCGAAACCGCGATCGAGGCGGCCCGCAAGGACCAAGCCCTGGTGGACGCCGACGAGGCGGCGCTGTCGCTGGTGCGCGCCGGTGCCTGGGCGCTGGACACCTTCGAGGCCCAGAACAAGCCCTACGGCCCGTCCAAGCTGCTGGGCCCCGTGCTCGACGCGCTGAAGGAACTGCGCATGACGCCCGAGACCCGCGCCAGCGCCCAGTCAGACACTCTCGAGGAGCTGCTTCGTGAACTCGCTACCCCCGACGCCGCCGCCACGGTTCGCGACGAAGCGCGACCCGAGTAGGGCCACCTTTGGCCCGGCCGTGGCGAAGGTGAGCGCCGCGATGGGCCAGCCGCTCATGCCCTGGCAACGGCAGGTGGCGGACACAGCGCTGGAGGTGGACGAGCGCGGCCGGTTCGTGCATTCGCTCGTGGTCATCTCCGTGCCGCGTCAATCCGGCAAGACGACCTTGGTTCTGGCGAACGCCGTGCACCGCTGCATCTTCCGGCCCAACCAGCGAGCTTGGCACACGGCCCAGACCGGGCAGGACGCGCGCGACCAGTGGCGGGAGATGGCGGGCCGGTTGCTGCGTTCGCCGCTGCGTCCGCTGGTCACGGTGAAATGGGGCGCTGGCGACTCGCGCATGATCTTCGGGCCGACCGGTTCGGAGCTGCGCCCGCACCCGCCGACCGTCGATGCCCTGCACGGCAAGCAATCCGACCTCAACGACATCGATGAGGGATGGGTGTTCGACGACGCCCAGGGCGCGGCGCTCATGCAGGCCATCGTTCCAACGCAGGCCACCCGGCCCGGTGCCCAGACCATCATCCTGTCCACGATGGGCACCGCGAATTCGACGTGGTTTCACGGTCTGTCGGACCGGGGCCGCGACGGAGACCCCGGCGTCTGCTACTTCGAGTGGTCGATACCGGACGACGCCGACCCGCTGAACCTCGACGTGGTGGCGGCCCACCACCCGGCGTACGGGCACACCATCGACATGGACGCGCTCAAACGCGCGCGGGACCAGCTCGGCGACAAGCCCGGCGAATTCGCCCGTGCCTACGGCAACCGGCGCACAGGCGCCGGTGAGCGGCTGTTCCCGCGCTGGGACGAAGCCCAGACGACGGCGCGTATCCCGGACGCCGCGCGCCCGGCGTTCGGTGCGGCCGTCTCGATCGACCGCAGCGAAACCGCCATCGTGGCCGCCGCCGTGGTCGATGGCCTCCCGGTGGTGGAACTGATCGAATGCCGTCCCGGTACGTCATGGGCCGCACCCCGTATCCGCGACCTCGCGGCCGGGCACCGCAACCACGGCGTTGCCGTGGACCGGGTGGGGCCCTCGGTGACGCTGGCCGACGATCTGGACCGCCTCGGCGTCGAGCTGCTGCCCATCGTCACGCGCGACATCACTGCCGCCGCGGCGAACCTGCTCGATCGGATGAACCCGGTTGACGGCGGCCCCGTCGCGATCCGTTTCCGCACGGACCCGGCGTTCTCGGCCGCCGCCGACATCGCCGCACTGCGGCCGGTCGGTGACGCCTTCGCGCTCTCGCGGCGCTCGGCTGGCTCGATCGCTTCGTTGGAGGCCGCCGCTCTGGCTGCCTACGCCCTCGATCATCAGGGCGCGCCAGCGTCCGCGCCGGTGGTGGTGTTCGGATGACGATTCATACAGACGCCACGCGGCACATGGTGCTGTCGGTTTGCTCGGAATGTCCGTGGCGTTTCGCTGGCCAGTCGCACGCAGAGAACGCACGCGCAGCGGCGCGACACGTGCGCGACGTCCACAGCGACGACGCGCACGCGGTGAAACGCGCGCAGGACAACGCCTACGTCGCGTCGCTTCGCGAGAGTCGGAAACATCCGCAGGATCGCCTACATGGGATTCCTCGCGTCGCTGAAGGCGATTCGCTCGCTGCCCGAGCTGGCAGCGGCGAATAGCTCGCCGAACGCTCTACAGGTGGCGTCGCCGTTCTCGACCTACCCCAACCATCTGAATCAGGTGGTGTGGCCCGATCTGGTTGGGCTCGAGAACGTCTTGCCGATGAGCCGCGTGGAAGCGATGGCCGTGCCCGCGATGGCACGCGCCCGGCGCATCATCGCCGGATCCATCGCCAGGATGCCGCTGCGCGCCTATAAGGGTGACGACCTGCTGTCGGCGCAGCCGCTCTGGATCGACCGCACCGACGGGCAGGTGAGCCCGTTTCATCGGATGCTGTGGACCGTCGATGATCTGCTGTTCTACGGCTGGTCGCTGTGGGGGTTGTCACGTGACAGCGCCGGTCTGGTCATCTCGGCCGCGCGGATTCCGTGGGAGCGCTGGGAGTTCGACACGTTCGGCCGAATCGTGGTGGACGGTGAGCTGGCCGCCGATCGTGACGTGTGCCTGATCCCAGGTGTGGACGAGGGCGTGCTGTACTTCGCCCAGCGCGCCATCCGGCACGCGGCGAAGTTGATCGCCGCCGCCGACAAGGTGGCCGACACCCCGGCCGCCAACCTCGAGCTGCACCAGACCACCGACGCGCCTATGACGCAACCGGAGATAGATGCTCTGGTGTCGGCCTGGGCCGCCGCGCGGCGTGGCGCGCACGGTGGCGTGGCCTACACCAACCACGCGATCGAGCTGCGCGAGCACGGCGCGCCGAATGAGCATCTGCTGATCGAGGGCCGCAACGCCGCCGCTGTCGATATCGCCCGCGCCGCCGGTATCCCGGCCGCCTCGATCGACGCCACCGGCCCCACTGCCAGCCTGACGTACGAGACGACCCAGGGCCGCAACGCCGAACTCGTGGACTACGGCCTGGCCCCCTACATGTCCGCGGTTTCCGCGCGCCTGGGCATGGACGACATGACGCCGCGCGGTACCCGAATCGCTTTCGACACAGAGGATTTCGTCGGTCCTGCCATTCGCGTGCAGGTGCCCGACGATGGCGGGCCCACCCCCACCCGGCCCGCCCCCGCCGCGCCCGGCGCTGCCCCCGCGCCGGGCGCGGCCACCCCGACACCCGCAGGAGTGCGCCAGTGACGCTGATTACCGAGAACGGATGGCCGCAAATTCCCGCGTCCCAGCTCGACCGTGGCCCGATCCCCGGCACGCGCGCCGTGGTGGAACTGCGCGCCGGTGACGTGTCGACGGTCCTGAAAGGCTGGGCCGCCTGGTATCACCGCAACGTCGAGCCCATCGACCCCGGCCAGCGCGATGAATGGGGCTGGTCGGCGACCAATGACGTGTGGAACTCAAATCACTTGTCGGGCACGGCAATCGACATCAACGCCACCCGCTACCCGTGGAAGTACTACACGATGCCCGCCGACAAGGTGGCGGCGGTCGAACGCGGGCTGGACCTGTTCGAGGGCACCGTGTTCTGGGGCCGTTGGTGGGACCGGCCGGACGAGATGCACTACCAAATCAATTGTGACGCTGAGGAATTGGCGCGGTTCGCGGCGAAGCTGCGCGCGGGTCACCTCGGCATCTACGCACCGGAAGGCGAGGACATGACCGACGAGGACCGCCGAATGCTGCGCGAAGTCTGGGAACAGTTGCGCGGCCCGCAGGGCAAGGGCTGGCCCCAGCTGGGCAAGAACGCCAAGGGCGAGAACCTGACTCTGGTGGATGGCGTGGCGCACCTGCTCAACCAGCACACCGCGAAGGGCGGCCAGAAATGATGTGGCTGGCCATCGTTTCGTTCGCGCTGGCGTGTACGGCGCTCATCTCTGTAGGCGCGGTGGTGGTGCTGCTGGTCTCGGTCACCAACGCACTCGCCGCGCGGCGGCCGGAGCTACTGAGGCGATGAACGGTGTCCCGCCTGCCGACCAGCCGACGCAGTGTGCGCACCCCGCACGGGCGGCGACCCGCTCGACGGCGGCCACGCTGGTCGGGCTCGGCCCGCTCGTGCCGCTGCTCGTTGCCAACCTCGGCGAAACTCGCGCCGCCGTGGTCCTGGCCGTCGCGCTCGCGGGAAACGCCATCGTCACCCGCGTTCTCGCCATCCCGGAGGTAGAGGCGTGGCTACGGAACACCCTGCCGTTCCTGGCCGCCGACGCCGCCCCCAGCCGATCCCGGAGGGACACCACCGAATGACCGAAAACCTGTGCACCGTAGCCGAACTCGCAGATGTCACCGCCGACGCACAGCGTCGCGTCATCACCGGGCTCGCCCTGCCCTACGGCGTGGAGGGCCGCACCAATCGCGGCGCGGTCACCGTGGAGGCCGGAGCGATCGCCGTACCCGGTGAGCTGAAGCGGGTGAAGCTCTACCGCGATCACCGCCGCCCGGACGGCACCGGCACCCCTGTCGGCTACGTCACGGCCGCGACCGACACCCCGAACGGGCTGGCGCTGACGTTCAAGGTCGGCGCTGGCGCGGACGGAGACCTGGCGCTCTCGGACGCCGCCGAAGGCATCCGCGACGCGCTGTCGGTGGAGCTGTCCGGCGTGCAGCTCTCGCCGGACGGTCGGCGCGTCGTCCGCGCCACTCTCGACGCCGTAGCCCTGGTGGCTATCCCGGCGTTCGCCGATGCCCGTGTTCATACCGTCCAGGCCGCCGGAACCGGCCCGGACGAACCCACCACAACGGAGGAGACCATGTCCGAGACCATCGAGACCCCGACCGCCGACATCACCGCGGCGGCTCCGACCGAACCGCCGGCCGGGCAGGTGCCATCAGTTGCCCCGGCCGCCGCGCCGGCCCCGGCCGCCGCTCCGTTCGGCCTGCACGCCGCGCGCACCGAGCCGCGCCCAATGTCCTGGGCGGAGGTGTGCGACACCTTGCAGGCGGCCCGCCTGGGTGATACCACCTTGCACGCGGCGCTGGCCGACATCACCCGCTCGGCGAACCCGTGGGTCTCGCCGGACGGCTGGGTGGGTGAGTTGTGGTCGGGCGTCGCGTATCAGCGCGTCGTCGTGCCACTGCTCAACCCCGGCACGCTGAACCACTGGAAGATCACCGGCTGGCGCTGGGTCATCAAGCCCGAGGTCAACGACTACACCGGCGACAAGACCGAAGTTCCCACCAACGCGCCGACCACCGAAGCGGTTTCGGTGGAGGCGAAGCGGCTCGCGGGCGCGCACGATCTGGACCGCAAGTTCTGGGACTTCAACGACACCGAGTTCATCTCGAGCTACTTCGCCGCGATGGCGGAGAGCTACGCCTACGAGTCCGACCAGCGCGCCGCCGCGTTCGTGATGGCCTCGGCGACGGCGGCCGGTTCCGCGCCCAACCTGCTGAAGGCCGTAGCGAAGGGCCGGACCTACCTGAAGACCAACGCCCGGACCCGCGCGTCCTACGTCCTGGTGAACCCGACCGACATGGAAACCCTGTTGGACCTCACCAACGACGACGTGCCCGCATACCTCGCGCTGCTGGGCATCTCGCCGGAGAACTTCACGGACTCGGAGTTCGTCCCGGCCGGAACCGTCGTCGTCGGCGCACGCCCGGCCGCGACATTCTACGAGCTGAACGGCTCGCCCATCCGCGTGGAGGCGGTGGAGCTGGCGAAGGGCGGCCGAGACGGTGCCCTGTTCGGCTACTACGCGACGTTGCTGCACAACGCGAAGGGCATCGCGAAGGTCACCGTCACCCCGACCCCGTAAGGAGGCCCGAGCATGACCGCACCCACCCAGGCCCCGGCCACCGATGCGGCCGTGAAGGCGTATCTACGGCTGGACGACACCGGCGACGACGCCACCCTGACCGACACCGTGAACGCGGTGAACGCGCTCATGGTGGAGTGGTTCGGCGCACCGGTGGCACCGGCCGTCTGGTCGGCACCGAAGCGCCAGGGCGCGGTCATGCTCGCGGCGCGCGTCTTCCGACGCCGCAACTCCCCGGCCGGTGTCGAGTCGTTCGGCGAACTGGGCCCGATCTACGTGCAGCGCAACGACCCCGACATTGCCCAGCTGCTCGGCATGGGTACCTATGCGCGACCGGCGGTCGGCTGATGGCCACTTTCGATGTCGCCGCGATGCTCGACGGGCTGGCCGTCGAGCTGCGCGCCGCCGGTGTGCGCGCCAGCGTGGACCCGCGCGACCTCAACCCGCCGTGTGCCTGGGTGGTGGGCCGCTCGATCGCTCACGAACTGCTGGGCGGCGGCGGAACGGTCACCGCGGATGTGTTCCTGATCGCTCCCGATGCCGGTGTGCCGCAGGCGTATCGGACTCTGACCGGTCTGCTGGACCTGGCGCTGACCGTGCTGGAGCCCGACGCCGACACATCGCTCTCGGAGTCGGTCACCCTGCCCGGCGGAGGCGGGCCGATGCCCGCGTTCCGGCTGACTGTCAACCTCGAAACCTGTTAGGAGACAACGCAATGCCTGTCAAGTCGTACAAGATGGGGCCGGGCACCCTCACCCTCGGCGAAGTCGGATCGCTGATCGACGTCTCGTGCCAAATCACCTCGGCGACCCTCACCCCGGAGAAGGACAAAGAGGACGACCTGAACACGCTGTGCGGCGACGTGGTGCCCGGCGAGATCACCTACGCCTGGTCGCTCAACGCCACCATCGTGCAGGACCTCACCACCGGCGGCATCAACGAATGGAGCCTGACCCACGCGGGCGAACAGGTGCCGTTCAAATTCGTGCCGAACACCGCTCTCGACAAGGGCTATCAGGGCACACTCACCGTCGACCCGCTGGCCATCGGCGGCGACGTGAAGACCCGGCCCACGGCCCAAGTGGAATGGTCGCTGGTGGGCCAGCCAGCCGCCTACGACCCGACACCGTAATGCCCTACGCACGGGTCTACGGCACGCGCCGCCTACAAGCCACGCTGAAACGGGCAGGCGTCGGCATGGACGACCTGCGCGATATGCACAGGGCCGCAGCCGAATTGGCGGCGGCACGAGCCCGTGTGATCGGTCCGCGCCGCACCGGCCGCCTGGTCGGCACGGTCCGCGTCTCGGGCACCAAGAACGCGGGCGTGGTGCGGATGGGCAACAGCGCCACCCCCTACGCCGAGCCGATCCATTGGGGCTGGCCCGCCCGAAACATCCCGGCAAACCCGTTCGTCTCCCGCGCCGCACAGGAGACCGAAGCCGAATGGACGGCGCTCTACGAACAGCGCCGAGACGAACTACTCGCCCAAGTCAGAGGAGTGTGACATGGCTGTTGCCCGAATCGTTGTCGATGTCGCGATGCTCGACGGCACCGAACACCTCGGCGTGCAAACCACGGTGGCCGACCAGATGGCCTACGCGCGCACGCGCCGGACCCACAAGTGGGACTCGCCGCAGGACGACCCGATCACGTTCGTGAACTTTCTGGCGTTCGCTGCGCTGCGTCGCACCGGCGCGTTCACCGGAGGCTGGGACGAGTTCGTGGCCCAGGCCGCCGCCGTGTCCGAAACCGCCCGCGACGAGGTGGACCCTACGAGCCCGGTTCCGTCGAACGACTAGTTGTCGAGCTTGCCATTGCCACGAACACGCTTCCGACGCAATGGCTTTCGGAACCGGACGAAGTGATAGCGACCGCGATAGCCGTCCTCGAGGAGGCGGCCGAACGAGCGAGAGGATAGGGCGAGATGGCCGGGCACCCCGCGATTCTGTCGGTCCGCATCGTCGGCGACGGATCGAGCGCGCGCCGCGAACTGGACCGCACCGCGCGCACGGTCGCGCGGTTCTCCGCCATCGCTACTCGGATGGCGGCGGTTACCTCGCTGGTCGCGTTCGCCATCGGCGCGGTGGGCAACCTCGGGCTCGGCTTCGCCGGGCTGGCCGCGCTCGCTGCCCCGGCGCTGCTGGCTGTGAAGCTCGGCATGGACGGCATCAAACAGTCCGCCCAGGCAGCGGCCCCAGCGCTGGGGCGGCTCAGAGATGCTGTCTCCCAGACCTTCGCCCGCGAGATGGCCCCGGCATTCGAGCAACTATCCGGTGTCCTCGATCGGATCACCCCGGCAATGCAGGGCATCGCGTCGGCGGTCTCGTCGGTATTCGGCGCTGTCGTCGCTCAGTTGGCTGGGCCCGGCGCTGCTGCCCTTGACCGGCTGCTGGCCGGGGCACAGTCGTTCATCCGGGCGCTTGGCCCCGGTCTGGCCCAGATGACGCAAGGCATCCTCGATCTGGGCGCGGCGGCGGCACCCGTGGCCGACAGGATCGGCGCGGCGTTCGGGTCGGTGCTCGGCTCGATCGGTGAGGCGTTCTCACGGCTGGCCGCCGATGGCACGCTCACGCGACTGTTCGACGGGTTCGCCCAGGCGCTGAGCGGCGTGAGCAATCTGCTCGGCCCAGTGGTCGAATTGTTCGGCCGCCTCGGTGCCGTGGTCGGCCCGGCCCTGGGTTCGCTGTTCACCAGCCTGGGCAACGTCGTCTCCGGCATCACGCCCGCGCTCGAACGGATGGCGGGCACCATCGGCGGTGTCCTGGTGCAGGTGTTCAATGCCTTGGCCCCCGTTCTGCCCGTGGTGGCGAACGCCTTCGCCGACCTCATGGCCGCCATCGCGCCACTGATTCCACCGCTGGCCCAGCTCGCGGCCATCGTGATCGGCGGTCTGGCACAGTTCATTTCGGCGCTGGCACCGGCGTTCGCTTCCGTCGCACAGGCGCTGTCGTCGGCGCTGGTCCCGGTGCTACCGGTCATCGCGAACATGTTTCAGCAGATGGCGCCGATCATCGCGCAGATTGCCAGCGAGATCGGCGCGTCCCTGGTCACGGCGATTCAGACTCTTGCCCCGGTGCTGCCGTCTCTGGTGCAGGCGTTCGCCGAGCTGCTGATAGCAATCCTGCCGCTGCTGCCGACCATGATGCGCTTGGCCGCCGAGATCCTGCCCCCGCTGGCCCATGGCTTGGTGGCGGCCACACCGCTGATTATCGCTCTGCTCGGTGCGCTGACATGGCTGGCGAACGTCATCGCCGGTGCGGTCAACGTCGGACTCGAAATGTTCGGCGCGATCCTCTCGCGCCTGCCCGGCCTGCTGTCGGCGATGACGGCCCCGGCCCGCGTCGCGTTCGATGCGATCCGCTCGGCTATCCAGACCGTCGTCAACGCCGTGCAATCCCTCATCGGTGCGCTCGGCCGAATTCGGTTCCCCTCGCCGCCGTCATGGCTGACGCGATTCTTCAGCGGCCCCGCCGCTGATCTGGTCGGCATCCCCACCGGGGCCGACTTCATGCGGTTTCTGCCGCAAGGCTTCGACACCTTCGCCGCGCCCGGCCCCGAGCTGGCCGCCGCCGCGCCGCCGCTGATGGGCTGGGCCGCTGCCGCGTCGGCCGGGCCGCCGCCGACGATCACCAACGTGAATATCACCGTCAATGGTGCCGTTGATCCGCAGGCGACGGCGTTGCAGATCGAGCGCGTCCTACGGGGCCGGAACGTGACCGTAGGCGCGTCGGCCGCAATCGACTTGCGGGTGAGCTGAGATGCCGTACAACCCGACCCCGTACATCGTGTTCGACGGCGAGCGCGTGGAGTGCTCCGCGGCGAAGTCCAGCACGGCACCGCTCGCGCTGGCTGGTATCAAAGTCGATTGGGGCAGAGACGATTACATATCCCACGCCCGGCCCGGCACGGCCCAACTCGCCATCCTGGACCGGACCGGAACCTGGGCGGCGAAGGTCGGCGCGAAACAGGTGATCGGCCGCCGGATCGAACTGCACTGGGAACACCCCGGCGGCGCATCGCTGCGCTGGTTCGCCGGGCGCGTAACCGGCGCGGTCGCAAAACCAGCCGCGCTGGACGGCACCGGCGGATGGGTCATCGCGATCACCGCCGCCGCGAAGGACGCCGACCTGGGCAACGTCATCATGTCGCCGGGCACCTGGCCCGCCGAAACCATGATCACGCGAGCGAACCGGATCGCCGACGCCGCCGCACCCGCCGACATCGACGAGTTCTATTTCTACCCCGGCTCTGTCAATATCCAGTGCTGGCCGCTGGACGTGAAAGGCCGTGACCTGCACGGGCTTTGCGACGAGTTCTATATGTCGATGGGAGACACGTACTCGTATCACCCGCACACCAACGTGGTGCGCCACCTATACCGGCGAAGCTACGCGGTGAACATCTACCTCGTGCAGATGCCCGATGGCCTGGTCTACGTGCAGGCGTCGAACATCATCTACGACAGCCAGACCTACAAGGGCACGGGCTTGGCAGGATGCGAGACCCACACCGACGACGGCATACAACTCGCGCCCAACTCGGTGGTCACCCGCGTACAGGTCGACTGGAAGAACGCGCCCGGCGGCGGCGCAGACGTGACCACCGTGGCCCAGACCTCGGAGGGCGACAGCAACGGCCGCCGCACAGTCCAGTTCACGAGCTGGATCGACAACGGCATTCACATCGACCCGATGGTGACCGAAGTCCTCGCACGCGGCCAGTACGAGGGAGCACTACCCAAGCACCCGCCGGTCACCTGGGACACCCGCCGCACCGGCGGATTCCACTCCCAGGCAGAGGCCGAAGTGTTCACGCTAGCGGCGGAAACCCAAGGGGCTGTGTATGTTTCGTCATCCATCTACACCGCATGGCTATCGGACATCTGGCCGGTGTTCGCCATCATCGGCGGAACGATCGAGTACGACGGCGGATGGATCATCCGCACCACCCTGCAATACATCTGGAAGACCAACACCACGGGGCAGGTGATCTGGAACGACCTCGCCCAGTCGTTGCAGTGGCGCACCAACGCGCCCGGCCAGCTGTCCGACTCCGTGAGTTGGAACGACTTCCGCTATCTCACCCACCCCGGCGTCTACCTGCCGTCCTAGGAGGCTCACCGTGCCCGGAGAAACACCTATCTACCACTGGCCCTACCCACTCCAGACCGAACCCGTCTGGCAGGGTGCGCAGCAAATGCAGGCACTGGCCACCGCGATCGAATCGACGTTCTCGCAGACCAGCATTCCGCCAGGCTCCGGGGCTCCCCCGGCCGCGTCGGCGGTGCGCACCTCGAGCCTCAACGCGAGCAATTCCGTTGACACCCTGGTGACCTGGCAGGCCGCCGAGTGGGATACCCAGCCGGGCGGACAGGCCCAGTACTCCACGGCCGGGCTCACCTGCCGCGTGGCCGGGCTCTACCTGATCGAGGCGGTATGGACCTGGGCAGGAAACGCCAACGGCCGCCGAGCCCTGAAGATCACCAAGAACTCGACGGCCAGTTCGGGCAGCATCCTCGCTCGCGCCGAGAACGCCAACGCATGGGACAACATCGTCCAGTGCTCCGGCGTGCGCCGTCTAGCCGCCGGTGACGTTCTGCGCCTACTGGTTACCCAGGACAGCGGCGGCACCCTCGGCGGTGGACAGATCATGTTCGCCGACGTACGCGGACGGCTCACGATGACGTACGTCCGCGCCGTCCCCTAGTCCTCTCGCGGTGTATAGCCCAGGGTCGATTCGATAACCCATTGCCGATAGTCGGAGTCCGCACTCACGATCGGCAGCGCGACAACTTGGGGTGTGTCGTAGGGATGTTCGTCATTGGTTACCTCAACGATCGACTCGACCAGCGACCGGCGAGTGTGCAGCACCAACAACGCCTCGGCGTCCTGCTGTACCTCACCCTCCCAGCGGTATACCGAACGAATCGAGGGAACGACGTTGCCGCACGCGGCTAGGCGACGCTCGATAAGGGACTTGGCAAATCCGGTCAGCCAATCCGCATCACCGGCGGTAATCGTCACAGCGACTATCTCAGCTTGGGCCATGCCTGCAAGTGTCCCTTAACCTGGACCAGCGCGTTTATCAGGTGCTCGACCTCATCACGGTCGCGGGCGATCGCACCCCACCCCGTGACGATGATTCCGGCGTGACTGAGTCCCGACCACTTTCCGACCATGCCTTGACCGTGTGGGTGCAGCGAAAAGTACAGCGTGCCATGTGATCTCACCGAGCCATCGGTTGCCCAGTAGTGCCCCATGAGTACGCCGCTGTCCCAGATCTTCATCTCGCCACGCCATTCGTAGCTACCTTCAGCCACCGGCCGCGCCCGCGCGCCGTCAAGGTTCAGATACGCGCCGTCTTGGGACATATACAGCGGGTGTACATCGATCCGCTCGACATCGTCCTTCCACGTCTGCCAAGCCGCCCACCAATCGCCGGACAGGTCCAACCCTCGCGGACCCACTCCGGCCAGTTCGCTCAACGACACGGCCAGCACTTCTGACAACCGCACTGCCAGCGGCAACGACAGCTCCGCCCCGCCTTCGAGCCGCGATATGTGGCGCTGATTCGTTCCGGCCAGCTCGGCAAGCTCGCCTTGGGTGAGGCCCTTCGCCTCCCGCCTTCTACGGATCACATCGGCTGTATCGCTCACCGGTTCATCCTCTCCCGCGTCGCCGAACCTGCGCAAAGTTCGGCGACTAGTCGTACTCTTAGACATATAAGTCTAGATAGACAAATCCGTCTCACCCTCGGAGGGGGCGAACCGCTGTGAAGCATCGAGCCGTGATCTACCAACTCAAAGAGCTTTCGGGCGAACGGCAGGAACGGAACGAACGGGATATGGCCATCCTTGGCCGGGAATGGGGATACGACATCGCCCGACGCCTGGCGATGCCGCGGACTTGGTCAGCACCCATATTCAGCCTGCTGCACATGATCGACAAGGTGGACGCGTCGGCCGTCATCGTGCCTGAACTCGGACACCTCAACGGCAACGAGCGCGCCATCACCGAGAAGTGCGCTCTCATCGACGCTTCCGAGCGCGAGACCTACAAGAAGGGCCACCGGTGGCCCGCATGGAGGCCCCGCGAGCGCTTCTGAAGACACCGGCCGCTACCGGTGTCGATTCCTGGTAGCGGCCGGGAACCACCCCGGCCGGAACTTACCCACCCGGCCGACATGCAACGGGCCCCGCTCCCATGCCCAGGAGCGGGGCCCGTTGCCCGTCGCAAACCTAGTCGTATGCGGCCGTTTCGACGGTGCTGCGCAAGTCCTCGTGCAGCAGTCGCACGTAGCGACGCGTGGTGTCTGCACTGGCGTGCCCGAGTAGTTCCTGAACCACGAACACGTCTCGGTTCACCGAGTAGGTGCGTGAGCCGAATCGGTGCCGAAGTTTGTGCATCGTGTTCACGTCGTCCAGATGCTTGCGCACGAGCTTGCCGACGTAGGCGGCACTCAGGTGCCCAATGCCATAGCGCCCCTTGAAGAAGTAGCCGCGCCCCAGAGCTCGCAGTTCCTCCGCCAGGCCGTCACGGAGCGGCACCAAGCGCACTTTGTCGCCTTTGCCATGAACTCTGAGCCACCATCCATCACCCTCTTTGATCAGGTCGCGTGAATGCGCCTGTGCCACTTCATCTCGACGCATTCCGGCTTCAGCAGACATTCGGATCATCAGGCGCTCACGCGGCCCAGCTTTCGCCAGCGCCTCGTGATAAATGTTGTCGGGCGTCGGCTGAGGATCGGGCTTACTGGCCGGGACACTGGGCAATTCCTCCGCAGCATTGTCGGCGGTGCGCTGGGATGCGACCCCCCATGCCCAAAACTTGCGGAGGGATTGCCTATAGCTGCGCCTGGTCTCGTTCCGCCAGTTCTTTGCACCGGCCCAATCGACCAACTGTTGCCCCGTAATGTCCCAGGGGCTAGGCGTTTTCATGTCGCGGGCGAGTTTGCGCAAGTGGTAGATGTGCAGGTCGATCGAGTTTCGACTGGCACCGGCGGCACGAAGGGCCAGCTCGAAACTGTCCAACACGGGCACCCAGGCGACCGGAAGCGGCGACCCGAGCACCCGCAAGCTAGTAACTGATGCGCTCTCCGTATCATTCACGGCCCCCTGGCTATCCATGTGCAAACGATTACCAGGAACTACGTGCGCTTTATTCGACCTGCAATAGTGATCATTATCACTATCCATTTCTGCCCTATCAGTAACGTCACCACTGGTCACGACGATCACCCCCAACGCTGCTGAGCCGCTTGACGAGACATTCCCATGGGTGCGCCAATCGCCGACCAGGAGTAGCCAGCGGTACGCAAGCCAGCTACCCCGGCGTCTATGGCTGCGTCCAATTGGTCGCGCAGAGAAACGAGTTCGGCCAGCGCCTCAGGATCGGCCGCCGCGACGCGACGCCCGTAGGCCCTCAGAATGCGGCCGACCATCGATTGGTACTCCGAATTCCCAACGGGGACAGTTGGTCGATTTGCTGTCAACGATTCATTGACACTCGGAATGTCGCTATTTGCCGATGATTTGGAGTCTTGCGCGTGTCGCGAATCACTATGCGGATCACCCGTGCTTACGATCTTGGTCCGTCCCTGTCCACTAACCGGGGCAGTGGGAACCAGCGAAACGAGTGCAGGTACGCTATGCGCAGTCCCCATAACAGCGGGTTCGGGGTTCGAGTCCCTGATGGCGCAC